AATCAACGAACTTCGTGCTGGTAGGCAATCATCGACTGATGGCTGTCCGCCAACTTGGCTGGAAGCAAGTTCCTGTCATTTTCCTGGATGTAGACGACCGCAGGGCGCGCAACATTATGCTTGCGGACAACAGGGTCTCAGACAAGGCTGATTACAACGAGGATTCCCTTGCTGCACTTCTATCAGCAGCAGCGGCAGACGGAGACCTCCTAGCAACGGGATACGACCAAGAGGATGTTGACGCACTTATTGCCTCATCAATGGATACTGGCCCGCTAGACTCAGAGAAGATAGATAAGAAGTGCCCGCACTGCGGGAAGTCGATCAGTGGATCGGCTCGGAGTCGTCCTCGATAATCGGGGCTAGGGCGGAGGCGTTAGGTGGGATAAAGCCCGCCGGAACGTCAACCCAGCGAATGCGCATCTCCCCGCTCTCGTCATCATCAGTCATTGTGCTGATAATGAATCTTGCAGCAGCCTCAAGGGCGCGCTCTGGGGAGGTTGCAGTGTCTTGAATCACGCCACCATAGAGCACGTGCCATTTGGCGTGTGCGGAACTGCCCGTGTAACGGATAACAATTTCCGTGGGGTGCTTCATCTGATCAGAGTAAATCATTGTCATCGTCCTCCTCAAGGTCGTTGCCCTCTGCAAGAGGTAGTGGGGAAACCGGCCTGAGTGGGCAGGTTGCATCCCAACACTTCGGGTTCTTGTCGTTGTTTGCGCACGAACGGCACATTGCGTCCACGGAATTTCGGTACATGGCGATAATCCTGGTTGAGGTTGCGTCCTTCGCGGGCGCGGCCAAGACCTTCTTAAGCGTCAGGATGTCGTTGTCCATAATAATAACGCGCTCGTAGTAGACATCCCGCAGCCGATTGAACGTCATCTCGACGCCCAGGCTTGCGGCAACCTTTGCAAAGGTATTAAAGGTCATCCCATATTTGACCAAAACCTTTGCTAAGACCTCGTTAAATTCCCTGTAGGGTGCCGGGTTTTTCGCCTTGTGAGCGCTAACGACATCCCGGATCACTTACTTCGTCTTCTTTTCGCCGTTTCCCTTTGAGGCATCAATCGCGTCATTGGACGACTCTGCCTGTAGTTGCGCAACAATCTTGGTCAACTTATCAATCTCTAGACGAAGCGCGTCAATCTCCATGGTCTGGGCGCCAATCTTTTTAAACAAGTCTTCAACAGTCATCGTGCATACCTCGTTGCTGAGGTGAAGTAAAAGCCGACTCCACCAACATCTGCGGCATAGACCAGCGCGTCGACCATGTCGTCGTGCTCGCTATTAGGGAATCCTAGCATCTCGGACTCCAACGCGCTAATCCCCGGGCCCCCACGAAGATGGAATACCTTCCCGGCTTCGTACCTGGCGGCAAGAGCACGGGCGCGAACTACTTTGTCTCGGTCCGGGCGGATAGGGCGGGCTGGTAGGCGAGTTTCAGATAGCATTTCGCGCACAAACGTGCTCTGATGCTGTACGGCTTCAATGTTGACTGCTTCGAAATTGCGCGGGCTATCCATTTCGACATCCTGCTGCCCACGGAGGCCAACGTAGCGAGCCGGCCACAGCATGCGCGGACCGCTTGACCCGTCCACGATAGAGCCGTTTTTGTCCAAACCCGTAAGCCACTGCTGATGCCCCTGCACTAGCCTTTCCCGATAAGCACCGACCACATACAGATTTTTGTCTGCGTCCTCAACAATCTCCACTGCCGAAGTATAGTCAGAGCGCTCGCTTGCCGAGGAGGCGAGGTCGACCCCGATGCGGCGGGCACCTGCGGGCACGCGATCTACATACTGGAGAAAGTCGTACCGGAAAATGTTTCCACCCATCTGGGTCACGTCGTTCTGGTATTGCAACGAGAAGATTGGACCCCCTAGTTCTTCTTTCTTCTGGAGCAGCGCCTCTTCGGTGTACATCTCTGGCCAAAGTGGGCCGGCATCTTCCAGGGATCGGCGCTGGTAGGTGGGGACGCCCTTTCTTGTGAGTTCTGCGTAGAAGTCATCTTCGTGCCAGCGTGTGCCGATGTACCAACGCTTGGAGCCAGGGACAAGCATCGGGTCAACCACCTGCCAATAGGTTTCGCTGGACTTCTGACGCTGCAGCGGCGTGGCGTTTTCCTTGATACCGACCATGTCGTCTGCGAGGAGGACGTCGAGACGGGCACCGGGCTTAATGGAGCCCACACCGTCTGCAAAACAGGTTGCGTCTTTACCAAGGTTGGTACCCTTGATGGTCCACACTTCGTCTGTCCACTTTGTGCCGATGACTCCATCTCGTGCCCACTCAAAGATCTCAGCAAACTTCGGATGCTCTACCAACGTCCTGACTGCCCTAGATCGTGCAAGCGCATCAGAAAGCACGGCGGTTAAGATGCCTACACGAATCTGCCCCTTGTGAACACCAATAAGCCGCGCGGCGCGGTGCAAAAGTTGCGTTGTCTTAGCATGGCCTCGTGGCATGAGCACAAGCGCGCGAGGGTTATCGTTGAGGAACTGCTCCATCTCACGAAGGTGCTTGGGGAAGATAAGGTTGCCGATGTACTCAGCAAACGCTGCGTCAGACGTCTGTGCTTTCCGCCTCAACCACTCGCGGTACTCCTGGTTGTTCATCCGGCACCTCCTCTCCATTCTTCTGGGACTCAATGTCTTCCGCCCACGCCCGGAGCCGTGCGGCTACTTGCGCTGGTGGAAGGTGATCAATTTCGTGCTCCGTCTGCACAACTTGGATGGCACCGCCGCCCGGGCCGCTAATCTCCGCCTTCTCCGGGGCGTACGCGCCCGTCAACTTGGCAATACGGTCGACAACTTCTAGTTGCAGTTTAAGTGCCGCCACGGCTGCGCTGGTGCCGCGAGCCTTTGCCGCCTCGATAGCCGCCTGTTGGGAGATGGAGTTTGCCTTGGCAATCAACTCCAAACGGGTGCCGCTGACATCAACGCCCTGGTCTTTCCACTCTTGCCGGATGACGGTCAGGTGCCTGCGGACGGTGTCCTCAGCCAGTTCCACCTGCTTGGCAATGGCGCTGGGGTGCAACCCAGCAAGCAGGAGAGAGCGGATTCTGTCTCTGACTGCCTGTACCTGTCCTTGCGGAAGTCTGCCGGGTCGTCCCATGGGTTCTCCTAAATGACGTTGTCGTGGGGTTATTATACATCACGCAGTCACGCTCGATGTTGTGTGATCTTTTTTTATGTGTAAAATGCCATACATGGCAATTATTGAGTACGACATCTCCACCGAGCAGGGCAGTAGTCTTTCTCGCGTCGTGACATATAGCGATGCGAATAGCAGCCCTATAAACCTCACGGGCTACACGGCCCGGATGCAGGTTCGCCCCCGTGCGTCGTCTGGATATGCCTACCTCACGTTGACCAGCCAATCCGGCGGGCTAACGCTTGGTGGGACAACCGGAACCATCACCATCCTGGTTGACGGCTCGGTTACGTCAGCAATTCCTGCCGGAGATTACGTGTACGACCTCGAAGTTGTGAACGGTGCCTATGTAGACAAGGTCATGGGTGGAGATTTCACCCTCTCAGCGGAGGTAACGCGATGAGCCCACTCTCAATTGTCGATGAAGGCGGAACGATTTCTATTGTTCGCTCAACCAATACCGCACAAGTGCGACCATTCAACACCGCTACCGCACCAGCGGCGACGGTTGTTAACGTTGGAACATCATTCCAGAACTACGTATTTACCCAGAGCAGCCCATCGGCAACATGGAATATCACGCACAATCTTGGGCGACGACCAAGTGTTACGGTCGTTGATTCTGCAGGTACCGTAGTCATTGGCGAAGTGACATATACCAGCGATAATGCCCTAACAATCCGGTTTTCTGCCGGGTTTAGTGGCCAAGCATATTTAAATTAGGAGACCATCATGGCAGTCAAATTCCTTGCTAATAGTGAATTTTTCGGAAGCGTAGATCTTAAGAAAAATGAGTTGCTCAATGCGGTTATTCAGAACCTTGCTACTGCACCAACTGAAAACCTTGTAGATGGACTTATTTACTACGATACCGTACTTGATGTTATTCGCGTGCGTGCTAACGGCGCATGGGCAAGCCTCTCTACTGGTGCAGGAACTGTCACCGCAGTTACCGGAACTGGTGCAATTTCTTCGACCGGCGGCACCACTCCTGAAATCAGCATTGCTGACGGCACGACATCTGTTAAGGGTGCCGTACAACTTGAAGATTCGTATTCCAGCACCTCAACCACAAAGGCCGCAACGCCAGCCGCAGTTAAGGCTGCGTACGACCTAGCCGCTGGTAAGGCAAGCACTGCCAACAAGTTGAGCGACTTTGCTGCAACTACTTCTCTTGAACTGAAGAACACGATCTCCGATGAGACCGGCTCTGGCGCTTTGGTCTTTGCTACCAGCCCAACGTTGGTTACGCCAGTTCTTGGCACGCCAACAAGCGCTACGCTCACCAATGCAACTGGCTTGCCAATCAGCACTGGTGTTTCTGGCCTTGGAACTGGCGTTGCCACGTTCCTTGCCACGCCGTCTTCGGCAAACCTTATCTCTGCCATTACCGACGAGACCGGAACTGGCGCACTGGTATTTGCTAATACCCCAACGCTTGTTACGCCAACCATTGGCGTTGCTACTGCAACATCCGTCAACAAGGTAGCCATTACGGCTCCTGCAACAAGCGCAACTCTTACGCTTGCTGATGGCAGCACGCTTGCAACCTCCGGCGCATACGGCGTTACGCTCACCGCAACCGGCACAACTGCGCTTACGCTTCCAACTTCAGGAACCCTTGCCACGCAGGCATATGTTGACGGCGTTGCCACCGGCCTTGATGTTAAGGCTTCGGTCCGAGCAGC